ATCCGGAACTACACGCCGCGCTCGAGCTACTACGGCCTGCCCGATCACATCCCGGCGCTGTCCGCGATCGCCGGCTGGCGCGCCCAGGCCGAGTTCAACATCCGCTTCTTCGACAACAACGCCGTGCCGTCCTACGCGGTGATCGTCGAGGGGGCGGACGTGTCCGCTGACTTCGAGCAGAAGATCCTCGACCACTTCCGGACCATCAAGGGCGACCCGCACCGGACCGTCGTGATCCCGGTCCCGGGCATGCCCGGCGACGAGGCGACCCAGGCGAAGGTCCGGTTCGAGAAGCTCTCCGTCGACGTCAAGGACGCGAGCTTCCGGCTCTACAAGCAGGACAACGCCCTGGAGATCTGCATCGCCCACGGCGTCCCGCCGTACCGGGTCGGCTGGCCGATCATCGGCTCGCTCGGTGGCTCGACGGCGCTCGAGATGACGAAGATCTACAACGACTCGATCGTCCAGCCGCGCCAGGAGACCTGGGAGCAGCGGCTCGACCGCGCGCTCCTCGGAGCCAAGGGCCTGGCCCTGACGTCGGTCGAGCTCAAGGCGAAGCGTCTCGACTCCCGCGACATGGCTGCGGACATCGTGGCGACCCAGGCCTTCTGGGACATGGGCGTCATCACCAAGGGCGCGATCGCTCGGTTCTACAACCTCGACGACCTGCCGCCCGAGCTCGCCGGCGAGTACTTCACCGCTCCGACCCCGGCGCCTGCTCCTGCGTTCGGCGGGTCGGTCGGCCTCACCGCGATGGACGGCGGCCTGATCGCCAAGCGCTGGAGCGCCGAGGTCCGCGAGCTCGCCGAGCTGCGCAAGCGCCTCGAGGCGTTCGTCGAAGGGCGGACGGCCGCATGACGATGCTCCTGCCCGTTGTCGACGAGATGCTCCGGTTCGCCCGCGGCCGCCTCGCCAAGGCCGCTCTGCCGGCGACGCTCGCCGCGCGCGACAAGCTCTTCGCCAAGGCGCAGCCGGCCATGGCCACGGAGCTCGTCGTCTGGTTCGATGGACTCCTGGCGCGGGCTGGTGTCCGCAAGGACGTCGCGTTCCCGTTCGATCCCGACACCGACATCGATTGGGAGGACGAGAAGGCCCGGCTGCGCACGATCCTCGGTCGGTGGTACGTCGAGATGGGCGACGCGGCCTACGCCGCGCTCGGCGACCAGCTCGGGATCGAGCTCAGCTTCGATCTCGAGGCCGCGTCGACGACGGCTGTGCGCCACCTGATCGGCATCAACGTCACGAGCATCACCGACACGCTGCGCCAGACCCTCCGAAACCGGGTCGAGGATGCGATTGCCCAGGGCCTGTCGATCGAGCAGCTCGTGGCAGGGACCGACACGGTCCAGGGGCTCCGGGAGCTGTTCGGCTCTCGGGCCCAGACGATCGCCCTGACTGAGACGGCGACGGCCTACAACGCGACGTCGCTGCTCGGCTATCGGAACTCCGGCCTGGTCGAAGAGGTCGAGGTCTTCGACGGGCCCGAGTGCGGCTGGACAGAGCACGACGATCCGGACCTCGCCGATGGATCCACCCGGACGCTCGACGAGGCGAACGACTACCCCATCGCGCACCCGAATTGCCAGCGCGCCTTCGGCCCGGTGGTGGCGCGATGAACGACGAGGAGACCCGATGAGCGCGACCGATCCCACCGAGGCCGAGGTCTTCGCGGCGCTGACGGGCGCCGCCGCTGCCACGAGCGCAGCAACGACCACGCGCACCTCCGTCTCCGCGCTCGTTGCGGACACGGCGATCCTCGCTGCCGACCCGACCCGGAAGGGTGCCACGATCTTCAACGACTCAACGGCCACCCTGTACCTCGGCTACGGCTCGACCGCCGTGAGCACGACGAACTACAGCGTGCAGGTGGCGCCGGGCTCGTACCTCGAAGTCCCCGCGCAGTTCGTCCAGTGCGCCATCCGCGGCTACTGGGCAGCTGCCAACGGCGCGGCTCGCGTGACGGTGGGCTGACCGATGCCGCTGTATCCGCCGCCAGCACGCATCCGCACCTTCGATCCACGGGACTACGGAACGGTTGACCTCACCGGCGCCGTCCCTTCCACTGCGGCGATCGATGCCGCCATCGCGGCCATGAACAACGCCGGGAGGGGAACCCTCTACATTCCGCCCGGAAACATGGCCTCTGCCGGAGGGCACGTCATCGCCGTGCCGTTCAATGTTGGCGGCGAGGGCTCGGCCGGCATGGGAGACGCAATCGCCGCGTACATGTCGCGCATCACCTGCACCTCCCCAACGGCGCCGCTGTTCACGACGACGGGAGGTCTGGGGAAACTCGAAGGCTTTTCCATCGTCAACTCAGCGGCGACACCAACGGCCGGAGCGGGGATCGTCGTAGCGGGCTCGCTCGCGGGGGCGCGCGTCCATTGGGACGACGTGGTGGTTCAGGACTTCTATACCGGCATCGACATTCAGGCCGCCAGCTTCTTCGACCTCCGCAACGTCCTGGTCGTCTCTCCGCACAAGTACGGTGTCCGGTTCCGGAACGTCGTCAACCCGGACTGGAGCGACTCGGGAGTCGAGAACCTCAACGTGTTCGCATGGGCTCGGTCCGCCGAGGCGGGGATCGAGATCGACTCGGGATCGGGTCTCAAGATCCATCACTTCAAGGTCGTCGGGACAGCGGGCGGCAACGGCTTCGACTACGGCGTCAAGATCCGGCCGACCACCTCTCCACCCGCACTCCTGACGATCCTGGAGCTCGCCGGCTTCTCGATCGAAGGCTCGAAGATCAACGGGATCGACGGGCTCACGACCGACGGCTCGCTCTTCATCAACACGATCATCTCCGACGGTCAGATCCATAACTACACCAACGTCACCGGCCACGCGATCGAGTTCAACGGGGCGGGCGGCGGCTACTTCTACACGAACCTCGTCATCCACGGCGTGCTCTGCCTGAACAACGGCGGACTCTCCTCGGCAATCAAACTCACCCGCGTCCGAGATGCGATCGTCGGGCCGCTGCTGATGCCGCCTGGTAACTTCGGGTCGGTCTTGGAGAAGGTCTCGTGCGAGCGCATTCTCGACGCGACGGGCGGGGTCGCTGGTAGCGTGCAACTGACGCCATCGACCTACAACACGATGATCGAGCACACGGTCGGGCTCGCCGCGTATCACGAGCTCGCAGAGGCCACCGGAACGGTCGCTGCCGACTCGGGCGTGCTCAATGTTCCCGGCGCCTTTGTCAACGCACCGGCGCTCGGGCAGCCCGGGATGATCGCGGGATCGACGGACACGGCCGTCCTGTTCTCTGCCGCGTCGTCGCAATACGTCGACATCCCGCGAGCCGGCTTCCCGCAGCTCATGACCGACTTCTCGCTCGAGATCGAGGTCGCGCTGACCACGAACGGCGTCGTTCACCTCCTGATGGACGATGACGGATCGCTGCACGGCCCGAGGCTCTACGTCGGCAGCGACAACAAGATCGTGTTCAGTTGGGTCACTACCGCGTGTCTTGGCGGGACGGCTCTCGGGACGGGCAAGCACCATATCCTCGCGACGCTCACGCCCACCGATGCCTACATCTACCTCGACGGCGTGGTGGACGGTCACTTCGGGCCGACCACCGGGCTGACCTGTCCGCTCCCGCAGACCGGCAATCTGGCGATCGGCCGCCGGGTGTCGGCCAACGACCTCTTCATGAATGCCAAGGCGCAGAAGGCCGCGTGGTACACCCGCGCGCTGACTCCCGCCGAAGCCGCCACGCACGCCCACAACGCGCTCGGCTCATGATCCGGCCACCCTCGACAGGACTGGCGGGGATCTGATGCCGACCCCGGCCACCTTCGCCATGCCCGCCCGGATCGTGAAGAGCGACGTCGCCCGCCAGATCGCCTACGGCGTCGTGCTCGAGCCCTGCACCGCGGAGACGACCCGCGACAGCCAGGGCGACTGGTACACGGCCGAGGACATCGAGAAGGCCGCTCACGGCTTCCTCGAGGCGGTTGCCCAAGGCGAAGGCGGGGCCGACCTGATGCACCTGCAGGACGGCGACGGGCCCCTGATCGGCTTCCCCGTCGAGAGCTTCATCGCGCCCGTCGACTTCGTCTGGGGCGACGGCGATCGCACCGAGATCGTCAAGGCCGGGTCCTGGGTCATGGGCGTCCACTACCCGGACGCGGAGATCTGGACCCAGATCGTGAAGGGCGAGCTCGGCGCGTTCAGCGTCTGGGGCAAGGGCATGAGGGTGTTCGGATGACACAGCGACTGACCGACCTCGAGATCACCCGGGTCTCCCTGGTCGACAAAGGGGCCAACGCGAAGCGCCTGGCCGTGCTCAAGCGAGACGAGGAGGGCTCCATGACCGATCCGCCCGAGGCGCCCGCCGGCGTGATCGCCTGGCTCCGCAAGGCCCTGGGGATCGACAGCTCGGCCGTGGTCAAGGGCGCTGCGCCGACCACCGATCCCGCGATGCGCAGCCACTTGGCCGCCAAGACGCCCAGCGGTCACGGGTTGGGGGACATCGCGGTCGCGAACATGTCGATGGCCGCGATGGAGAAGAAGCACACGGCCGCGCACGCCGCAGGGGCCGACCACAGCCACACGGTGGCCAAGGCGGCCACGTTCGCCGAGGTCGTCGCAGGGCAGGAGCTGTCCGACGCCCTCTACGACAGCTGGTACACGCTCCAGGACGTCCTCTGGGGCGCGATCTACGCCTACGACGAGAACGGCCAGGCCCTCTCGCTCGAGGCCAAGACGGCACTGGTCGCGCAGGACCTCGACGAGTTCAAGAGCTACCTGCTCGCCCAGATGGCGAGCGTCGCGGTCGCCAAGAGCGATCTCGGGTCCGTCGAGCAGCGCGAGCTGGCGGCATGGATCCGGAAGATCGGCAAGAAGATCAGCGGCTCCCGGCTCGAACGGCTCACCGCCGCGGCCGAGGCTCTGAACAGCGGGGCCGAGTCTCTCAACAGCGTCCTCGCCGAGGTCGCGGATGTCATGGCAGACGAAGCGGCCGGTACGGCCGAGGAGGTCGAAGTGGACAAGGCAGAGATGGTCGCAGCGTTCACCGAGGCGCTTGCGCCGATCGCGAAGAGCATGGAGGCGCTCGCGGCCGCATCGAAGCCGATCGCCAAGGTCGACGACGAGCCGGGTGCCAGCGCGGGCGACGAGGCCCCGGTGACCATCGAGGATCGCCTCGATACCATCGAGAAGATCCTCCTGGACGGTGTCCAGAGCCAGGGCGTTCGCAAGAGCCTGGTCGGCCAGGACGGCGGGGTCGAGGTCAAGAAGGCCTCTGTCTTCGCCGGGATCATGTGAGATGACTATCGCGGCTCTCGCGGCGTCCGGCGTGGAGTCTCCGGACGGCCTCGCCTACAACGTCAAGTCGAAGGTCGACGAGCTCATCGCGGCCGTCAACGCCTTGGCGACCGGCGTCGCTGGCGGCTACAAGATCGCCCGCGGCGAGACGGCGCTGGACGGCAGCAATCCGACGCCTGTGGCGACGGGCCTGACCACCGTCGTGGCGTTCGTCGCGACCCTCAAGGGCACCGCGGCGCCGGGCGTCAGCACATCGGTCCTGACCTACGACATCTCGGGCGCCACGGTCAACGTGTACGCATGGAAGCCCACGAGCACGTCCGTGCCAACGCTCGTCGCCTCGACCGGCACCGAGTCATTCGGCTGGTTGGCCGTTGGCACGTAGGCCGACCGCGATCCCCC